CCCCTGTATATAGTGGGTGTATAGTTCAAAATGTGACGGTGAGTTAATGGATTTTTTTAGTTGGGTTCAGGGTGTAGTTAAAATAGTTGGCGCTTCGGGTAATATAGCTGAAGTAAATCTAGCCGGAGAACAACTTGTAGCAGTCGCACAACCCGCAACACCTCCAGGTAAAACCCCAGTAAAAGAGGGTGGTATAGTCGTTGTTACTAAAAAGGGTGGTACTGACGAATTTGATTATATTATCCCAAATGGTGAAACGTTAACCCTACAACAACTTGAATTTAGCGGGTATTTAACTGTTGATTCCGGCAATCCTCTTCAAACAAAATGTGCTTTAAAGTGGCAACCTAACGGCAATACGACTGGTGAGGAGTTAGTTAGTGTTTTATACTTGCAAGGTACGTCGGAAGCAGTAAGAAACTTTCCTTCTACCGAGGTTTTTGTTGGTGATGGTACGGCTAGGCTTAGACTGGAAATTGTGAATGAGTCTAAAGAACACGCGGAAGTTTTTCGCTTAATACGAGGATTTTACTGATGTCAGTTGAGTTAACCCAAAAATGGAATGATTTAAAAAGCATAAAAACAGCTTTAGATCCCGTTGATTTTGTCTATCAGAATATAAATACCGGCTCGCGTTATGTCGTTTATCTTTATGATGGTTGCTTTGTGCATTCCTGTTTAGTAAAAGATGGTGAAACAGAATTTACTGATTTTGTCGATAATTTTTTAAGCACTTCAAAACAATATTTCTGTAGTGGGGCTTAAAAGTTGATTTTATTGGGACGTGTCAGTACGATGCATCAAAGGAGAGTTTCATTATGTGGTTGATTGATCCAGAATTTAAAGAAAAATTAGATCTAGCTGAACAGTCTGGTATGACGTTTAGTGTAGAAAAACAAGCGCAATTTGAGGCTCGTTTTTCAAATTCTGACGGCAACGTTAACACTGATGAAATACTTTCAATTGCTGGTGGTGAGGCTGTTATTGATGTTAAAGGCCCAATAACTGATATTCCAAACATTATGGCAATGTTTTTTGGTGGCGGAAATACTACATATGGTCAAATTGCACAAGCAATTGATGTAGCCGAACAATCCGATGACGTAGACAAAATAACGTTAAGCATAGATAGTCCTGGTGGAACTTTTGCAGGATATACTAAAGGTGTTGACGCAATACGGGCAGCTGAAAAGCCAATAACTGCATTAATAGGTGGTGTAACTGCATCCGCTGCATATGGTTTAGCTAGTCAAACAGATGAAATTGTTGCATCGAGCAAGTTTTCTAGGTTGGGTAGTATCGGTGTAATGATTTCGATTCCGGTTGATGAACATTCGGTTAAATTACGTAGTACTAAGGCACCTAGAAAAAACCCAGATCCTCAAACGGCGCAAGGAAAAGAATCTATAACTGATGAATTGGATTCGTTACATGATCTTTTTGTTGAATCAATTGCAGAAGGCAGGCATACTTCAATTGATAAAGTCAATGAGAATTTTGGTCAAGGTTCAACGTTATTGGCTGAACAGGCATTGGAACGTGGTATGATTGACAAAATCTCAGGTGGTGACGGTTTGAAAACACCTAAAGTTTTGGGTATGATTGACAAAATTAATTTAAAGGATGGGAACATGGATCTAATAACGTTACAAAATGAGCATGGCACAGTTTATGCGCAAGCTATTGAAGCAGGTGTTGCAAAAGAACGGGATCGTGTAGTTGCCCATTTAACAATGGGTGAAAACTCAGGCGATAGCAAAACAGCTTTTACAGCAATTAAAGCCGGTGAAGAAATGACAGCTACCTTGCAAGCCACATATATGGCTGCTGGCATGAACAAACGTGATGTTGAATCTCATGTCGCGGATAGTGCTGCTGCTAGTGCTGGTGATAACGCCGCTGCTTCTGGTGATGACGAAGGTGAAGAAAATTCCGTTGTTGCTTTAGTCGAACGTCAACTAGGTTTAAACTAAGGATTTTTTATGTCTAATTTAACTATTACAAATAACGATTCTGGAAATGTTGTACTTGAGGGTGCAGTATTTGAAGATGAGCTTTTAGTTTTCGGGGGTGCTGGTACTGTAGTCGAAGGTACTATTTTGGCCCGTGTTACAGCTTCAGGTAAAATGACCCCTTATGTTATTGGTGGTTCACTTGGTGCTGAAATACCAACAGAGGTTTTAAACTATGATGTTACGGCTACTGGTGCGGGTGATGTCCCAATTCGCGGGATGGTATCAGGTGTTGTCGTAGAAGAACGTTTGATTGTTGATGCTGATGGTGATGGTAGTAATCTTACACCTGCAATTTTAGATCAATTGCGCAGCATGTCTATCGTTTCTCAAAGCGTCAAAGAACTTAACATTTTAGATAATCAATAAAGGGACTTAATGATGAGTAATCTAGATACAAAAAGGATGATCAGTGCTTATACTCAAAAAGCAAAACCATCATTATTTTTAAGCGGTTTTTTTCAAAGCCCACAAGAAAATTTTCATAACACTGAAGAAGTTGAAATCGACATCGAAAGAAGCGATGAAGATATTTCTATTGTTATTGAAAACATGGCAACTGGCTATAGAATGAATTCCGCAGATTTGTCTACAAACAAAGGTTTTATACCACCAGCATATAAAGAAGCTATTGGTCTTAATTCTTTTGAATTACTAAACCGTATGCCAGGTGTTAATCCTTTTGCTAATAATGATTTCAGAGCTAACCTAATTTTGAAGTTTTTCAAAGGTATGCGTAAAATTGAAGATAAGTTACGCCGTTCTTTTGAGCAACAAGCGTCTCAAATTTTGCAAACTGGTATTTTGACTTTGAAAGATGATGCGGGTGTTGATCTCTATACTTTGGATTTCAAGCCTAAAGCTACTCACTTTCCAACGGCTGGTACAGCTTGGAATGCTGGTGGTGATGTTGCCGGTGATATCAATTCTGTTGCTGAAATAATTCGTGATGATGGTTTGGAAGATCCAGATCAATTGATTATGGGTGTTGATGCTTTTGAGGCAGCTATTAAAAATACCGATTTTAAATCACGTTTTGATATTCGTAATATTACTATGGGTACAATTTCCCCTATGGTTCCAAACGGTAAAGGCGGTAACTTTCGCGGTACTGTAGAAATTGGAAATTACAAGTATGATATTTGGACTTATGGTGGACGTTTTAAAGATCCACAAACTGGTTTGAAAGTGCAGTATGTAGACCCAGCTAGTTGTATCGTTCGTTCTAGTACTGCTCGTATGGATGCTACTTTTGGTGCAATCCCTAATATTGGAAAATTACTAGGTGTTCAAAAAACTAACTTACTACCTGAAATGCCTGGTCGTGTTAGCAATGTTGAAGGTGGAATGGACATGTTCACTAATGTATGGCTTTCAGAAGATGGTGAAAATCTATTCGGTGGCGTTGGTGTTAGACCTTTGTTGATTCCAACAGCAATCGATACCTACGGTAATATTGCAACTGGTGTTTAATAAAGTTGGGGGCCAAGGCCCCCTTGTTACATAAGGAAAGCAAAATATGTCATTAACTAAAGAGCAAGAAGCCGCTGCAGCAAAAGCTAAAGCAGCAGAAGAAGCTAAATTATTAGCCGAAATGGAAGCCGAAGAAGCTGCAAAAAAAGCCTCTAAAAAAGGTAAATGTTTTGTTGTTGCAGGAAAATCAATAACCAGTAAAATTGGCATTGTTCATGGCGACATTGAATTAAAAGCCGAGCATTTAGCTGGCGGTCAAAAAGCTTTAGATTCTTTAATTAAAGCTAAGTTAGTAGAAAAGCTCTAGTATGGGATTGCGCGAGGTTGCAGCAACGGACTTGGCGAAAATTGTAGAAAATATTGATACGGGGTTCGGTTGGGATATAACTCTAACTAATCCCGCTGGAACGTCAATACCTTTAAAGGGTGTATCAGACGACATATCACAAGCAATCGACCCGGATACTGGGGTTATGGTGTCCGGTCGTTTTGCGTCTGTTGGTTTGGTGATGCAAAC